ACCTGCGAAGCCAGTGAGACCACAGCCTTCGCCGCACGAGACGCCCGCAACGCTTACCGTGCTGCCTGGGCAGCATACGCCCGTGCCGCGCGGTGGATCGAATGGCCGCCGCTAGCCCCGAACATGACCGACACTGAAGTCGAAGCCCTCCGCGTAGCAGCCGAAGTCGCCCTAGCAGCCTACGACGTGGCCGCCCGCGACGCCGCCGCTTGGGACTCGCCCGCCGCCCGCAACGCAGCGTGGCGCGCCTACGTCGCCGCACGTGCCGCCTATGTCGCCGCACGTGCCGCCTAGCCCCCAAAAACAAAACCCCCGCCCAGGTTACCGGGCGGGGGTAGGAGCCCTCTCGGGCTAAGGTTTAGCCGTGGTTGTCGGCGTAGGCACAGGCTAGTGGGTACGACATTCTCAGCCCACCAACCCGCGCGTGGCAGTTGATCACGAACTCCAGGCCTTGGGCCTGTGGCGGGAACTGTTCAGGCTCCTGCGGGATTTCGAGCTCGAGGATCTCGGGGTCTCGCTTGTAGCAGAGCAGCCGGGGGCCGGCCGCCGCCGCGTCCGCCAGGTCTAGCTTGGTCCACACGTCCAAGTTTTTGATGTATGGATTCGTCCGAAGGAACACGCTAGCGATAGTCTCGCCAGCCGAGCCCAGGCCGTCCACAGTCTGAGTAATACGGCCCCAAGCCGCAGAATCAAGCAGGATGGTATCCGGGGCGTGGACCTGATCCGTGGTAACCAAGATCTGGGTCACCATGTAATTCATGTCGTTAAGGATCTGGGCCGCCGTGGCGCTTGACCATGTACCCGTGGGGAGCACCAACAGAGGGACGTTCGGGTGATTCAACAGGCCGGGGGTCTGGGTCTCGGGGATACCGAGGGCCGCAACCTGATCGATCGTCTGCTCAATCGCGCGATAGGCCGCAGTCTGGAGACGATCAGGGAGCTGGTTTCCCGACTGCATCGCCTTGCGAATGTCCTGGACCGAGTAGGAGAAGGACGAACCCACCGAAACGATTTTGCTCGTGAACTCCTTAGCGAAGGTGACAACGCGGGGAAGATCGGTCGCAAAGTTTGCGATAATCTTAGCCATCCCGCGCCAGTCCCACTGGCGGTACGTGAATGCTTCATCCGCGTTTGAGCACTCGTGGCTAACCGGGATGAACTTGCGGGCCTTCAGCTCCGCATATTTCACGTCGTAGGATCGGGCCTTGACGTGCTCCAGTTGTCGCGCGAATGTCGCGGTTTCCGTGGCGTCCAGCTTGTCTACGCTCTTACCGAGCGCAGCCGCGAGCAAGTGTTTCAGATGGTCAAACATGGTGATTTTCCTTGGGTCCTTTAGGGGCTACACTTGTGGGTTACGCCGGAAGCTTGACGATGTTGAGGCCGTTGGCACCGCTGGTAAGGCGGAACGTGGCGCCCGTGTACGAGACGGCCGTGCTCGAGTCACCGTCAGAACGGAACGATCCGAGATCGGTACCAGTTCCGGCCAGGGTGCGGACAAAGGGCGTACCCCCTGCCGTGCATGCATCCTCGGTGATCACGTACACTTCGCCGCTTTCAGCGATCGGAACAATGTCGTTTTCTGCGAACTCTGCCGTTTGATCCTGGCTCGGGGTGACGCTAGGCACCTCGGACATATCAAAAAGCGCGATACCCACCACATCCGCGATGGTGATCGTAGCGTCCAGGGCCGAAACGCCCAGGGTAGCCGTGCCGCCCGTGGCAGCTTGCGCAGGAATCACCAGGCTAGTGACGTATCGGTACGTGTTTACACTGGTGACTGTGGCGTTTCCGCCGTTTGGAATCGCGAGATTCTCGGATCGGGTGACGCCGTCGTAACAAACGCCCGTAAGGACTGCCGTGGTGGCGTCCCAATCCGCATGGTTATCCAGCACCAGCGTGACAGCCCGCGCGGGCTTCATGATCTCGGAGGCAGATCCGCCGTATGTACCATTGAACGTGGTGAGAGTCTGGATTCCTGCCGTGGAGCCGAGGCCCGAAGCGATGATCGCAGTCACCAGGGCCGGGCTTGCCGGGCTCGCTTGCTGCCACACGCTACCCGGATCGCCGTCGAATGACTGGGCGAGGCCAGTACCGAGCAACGAGAAGACAGCGCGGCCCGCCTTGACGGCAGTGGCCGAGATCCGGCTAAGGACGCTGGCCGTCCGAACGCTGAGCTCAGTGGCGAATTGGCCCTCACGGCCGATTGCTGGAACAGTTGTGTAAGCGGTTTGCATGTCTGTGGTTTCCTGTGGCCTGTGTGGTCCGTGGGGTTTACTTTGCCGCGCTCATACGGCAGGGGGTGCGCCAAGCGTTGTCGGAGGCCAACCGGGCCGCCGCCGCTTTATCTTCGATTGTGTCCGCCTTGGGCTCGGCCTTGGGCTCACCGCGCACGCCTGCAACGTCCGCACGGACGGCCGGGGCCGCCTTGGCCGCCGCGTCAAACAGCGCAGACACGTACTCCGACGACTTACCGTCAACCTTGAGATCCGGGAAAACCTTGCTGATCACGTCACCGCGAACGGCCGAATCAGTCTTGCCCGTTGCCACGTACTCAGCCCCAAGGACCGATTGAGCAACGCTAACAAGGTCAAGGCGAGCGCTAACAGCCGCCGCCACCACCTCGGTGGATTCGGCCGCATCCGCGCGGGCTTCAGCCGTTGCCGTCAAGGCCTCGGCCGCATCCGCTCGGGCTTGCGCCTGGGCCAGGTCAGTTTTTGCCGTGGCCAGCTCGGCCTGGAGTGCTTGGATTTGCTCGGGGGTCATAGTGTCTCTGTGTTCCTCGGTATCGGCGAGTGTATCACCGTTGGCGTCTAGTCTAAGAGCGACACGCGATCCAGCGCGGCCCTGCTCCACGATCGCTACGTGGTTGTATACGATATTGGTTTGAATTTTATCGTACTTGACGCCCTCGGGGGTAACCCCGGGAGTGTCTAAAAGATCGCAGGAATAGCCGCAAGAGACCTCCCGCCGATCGCCCTTTTCGATTGCCAGCAACAGATCCGCATCCTGGATCACCAGGCGCGCGACCACTAGATCCCCGTCCAGCTTAGCCGAGCCCGAGACGTGGCCGGCAGATACACCCCGGAAAAGGACGGGGGTAACCATGCCCTTAGGGTGCCGATCGGTCACCGTCGCATCCTCGAGAGTGGCTAGCGAATCCTCCCGGCCCACCTCAGCCGGGGGCCGGTACTCATACACGGGCCGGCCTTGGGTGTCGTGGTAGGTTTGGACGCCCACCCGAGCGACGGCAGCGTCAACGCGGATCCCTCCCTGGGGGAGCTTGACGATCTTACCGACCGATCCGGCCTTGTCTAATCGGAATGCCATCGGCGTTTAGGATACCACCGCTAACCGTACAAAAGATCGTCAACCATAGGCTCCGCGATACACCGGCACTGGTAGTCTTGCCCCGGGTGCTCTTTCCTACCAGACTTGAAATCCACCGTGGGCGGATCGTTCCATTCGTGAATCGTACCGTTAAGGCCGTAGTGGGTCCCCTTGGGCCACCGTCCGCCGGGGGTCCCCCGTACCCGGATATCCTGTGAAGTCCGCCAAACGTAGCGCTTGACGCCGGCCGCCTCCGCACGGACCTTGTTTAACTCCGAATTGGCCTTGAGTACCTGATCCCGGGCTATCAGGTTCGCGCGGGCTTCCGTGACCTCGTAGGTCCGCTGGAGCTGGGCACTCAGATCCGCATAGCTGATCTGTTCGCGTGTCGCAGACAGGATCAGATCCTTTACGGCCTCCACCTGGCCTAGCCCCGCCGTCCGTATGAGCTCCACGTTTCGGGTGATGTAGTCGTTTAACAGCGTGGCCGGGATCTCCCCCGCCGCGTCAATGGCTAGCACTCGGGTCATTTCGGCCCGGGAGTGCCGGTCAATCATGCCGAAGTTATCCAGCAGATCCGGCGCAAGCTTTGGAGCGCTCAGGAGATCGGAGATCGCAAACTCTAGGCCGGCAAAGTACCGGGAGAAAGCGTCGTCAGTGTCGAACTTGACCCCGGGGGCTAACTCCCGGATATGCGGGACGATCTCACGCTCTACGGCGACCCGAAACCCGCGAGACCAGGCCAGCGCCAGCCGTAGCGCGTCCAGCTCGGCCGCCACTGGTAGGCGTGGCATCCGACTTTTCGCCCGCCTCGGAGGGGGCCTTTTTGGCGCCTGGAGGGCTTCCAATTCCGCTAGGGTTATCATCGGGGGTAGGTTCCGGGGGGTTTTGTAGTTCGTCGATCTCGCGCTCCAGGACGGTACGCCGGATCTCAAGATCGATCTGTGTCTCGGGGCTATACTGGCCCGAGCCCCACCGACTAACCGCTACCTCAGTGGGCAGGATAACCTGGGCGTCTATGTAGATCTGATCGGCTTGGGCCACCTTTAGGCGAGTGGTGGCCTGCTCATCCGGGGTAGGTTGATCCAGGGGTGGGAAACAGATCCGCCAATCGCCCGGGTCCAGGACGTTGATCAGCGCCAGCAACCCCGGGCCGATAACGTCCCGCTGATAGCCGGAAATCTTGTCGTACCACTGTTTCCGATCGCCCTCGCCCGTAGCAGCAAGGCCCTTTGCCGAGGTTTGAAATAGTCGAGTCACCGGCATTTCAGCCGCCGAGGCCAGCCGGACCCAACCCACGTCCAGAATATCTGGCACGTTGGCGAGTTGCCGCTCAACATACTTAAATTCTTCGCCCTCAGTATCCAGCAGGACGGTACGGTACGCCGAGCGGTACAGGTTGAATTCGGCCATTCGGGCCGCGATCCTTTCCTTCCCGCCCTCAATCGACAGCATATCGATCAGGCCCTCGAGCTTCAGGACGCCTTGAGACATATCCGACAGCATTTGTAGGACGCTGGACCAATTGCCGTCCACCCCTCGAAGCACCTCGTAGACTTTCTGGAGCACAGAAAGATCCCAGCCTGAGTTGTTTTGTTTGACCCTCGGGGGTGTGTCCGCACCAGGAAACAGGATAAGGCGCGATTCGTGGACCTCTTTTTGGGCCACCCCCCGCACGCCGGACAGGCTAGGGGCGTAAAGGTACGACTGGACCTCGCCCCACTTTGGATCCAGGGGGTCCTGATCGTAATATGTGTGGGCCGTCAGGGATTGGAGCTCCACGGGTACGACAGCCAGGATCTTAGCCCCCTCGGGGAGCTGGGCATTTTGCGCGCCGCTCGGGGAGATCAGCAGAACCCCGCCGCTACCGTAACACCTCGCCCAGATCGCCCCTTCACGCAGGGCCGGGATAGCCTTCAGGTCCGTTAGGAGCTTGAGCACTCGACCGGCCGCCACCTGGGCCGTTTTTGGATCCGCGTCCGGGTCCGTTGATTCGATGGTGAACCCACCGCGCAAAGCATCGTCCACAATCGCCGTAACGATCGTATTTGCTAGGTCGTTATGGACGAAAAGGGTCTCGCATTGTTGGGCAGACAGGAGCGAGTCCGCCGAAAAATGGGTATACCTGCTCCGATCGGCCGTGGTGCCCTGGGCAGTGTAGGCGTTGGTCCAGGAGTCTAGACGCGCAGTGGTTGCGATCGCCTTGGGGTTTGGAGTCTTGATCCGGGCCATACTGGGCGAGGGTACCACGACCCCCGCCCCCGTGGTATCCTAGCCGCATGTTTCCAGCCGTAGACAATACCAGCCGGTTTTTTGGTGCCACCCTCGGTGACTCAGTAGAAGTAGCGATCGCGAGTGGATCAAGCACCCGATCTGTACAATTGGCCCCGGGCCGGTACCTGCTCCACTACCGGGCACTCTCCGACACCTCAGCGGGGGTTTTCTGGGCGCGTCAAGGTGGGGCCGCTGTAGACGCCGCCGCCGCCGTCCCCTCTACGGCCCTCGGGCCAGGGGCCGCCGTCCGATCCCTGGAGATCAACGTGCTTAGGGGTGTCCCCACAGTTGTCAAGGACGCGACCGCGCCCACCTTTGCCGCGTCCGCCTCGGATTACGTTGCGGTGTGGGGTGCGACTATCACAGGCACTCTGATCCTTACCCGGATCGGCTAATGCCCCCGCGTCATTCTTCTATGGCCTCCAGCAGGGGTACCCACGCCGCCTACCCGGGCCAGCCTGGAGCGCCTGGTGGGGGTGGGCCTGTGGGCGGCGCACTCACCGGAATGGCGCTGTACCTGCCCACGCTCTACGGGTCGTTTCCGATCTGGCACCACGGCTCCACCACTCCCGATAGCGACGGCGCGATCAGCGCAATCGCAGACGCATCCCTTGGCCTGTACCCCGTCAGCCAGGCAAGCGGCCCGGCACAGCCGACGCGCGGCAGTGGCAAAATCACGTTCACCGCCAACGACTACATGCGAACGGTCGCGGCAGCTCTCGCTGCTTACCCCGACAGCCGCCACGCATGGACATTCTGGGCAATCGCGGAGCTAAACGCGGGCACTCCGGGCACTAACGAAGCCCTATTCTCATGGGGCGATTCCGCCATCGCCAACAATTACATTTATGGCTACCACACAGTAGTCGATAAGCTGTCTACTACCCACACCACGTCAGCAGGGGGTGCCACTAACGCCAGCGCCGCGACTCAGGACGCCACGCGCGCCGCGTACATATTCCAGGGAACTGGAGGGGCGAGCACCGAAACGGTCAGTTCTTACAAAAACAACTCGCTAACTTCCATGGGGGCGAACACGGCCGCCATCGCGTCCCACATAAGCAACGGCTTCGTGATCGGCGCGCTTTACCGGGCCTCTCCGAGCAGATACTTCAATGGATCGATTGTCGCGTGCGGCGCGCTTGACCGCGTGATGACATCGGACGAGCGCGCTCAATTACAGGCGTGGTTCAATGCAGGGGCTCCGCTATGACGATCCGCTACCAGTTCCCCAACCAAGCAGCGCGCAATCGGTACGTGTCCGAGGTCAACGGTCGGCACCTCGCGGCCCGTGTCGCGCATGAAATGGCGCACATGTCGCCGCACATTCGGCCTGAGCACTACGCCGCTTGCGTAACGCAAACCGTGGTAGCGGCGCATGGGGCTCTAGACTGTGACGCGGCCGACTTGGTGACGTGGGCCACGGGCGAGCGCACCCCGGGCAACGCGCAACGGGTCCGTGTCACGCTTGACGAGGAGGGCAACGAAACGGGCCGCGTGGACGAAAACGAGGACGAGCGATGAGCCTAGACGCGCGGTCGGGTGGTGCGCCAGTGATTGAATGGTTCTTGGCTCTCGCGATGCTACTATGAGCGAGACGCTTCATAAATGGAGAGTGTGACTATGCGAGCAATCATCGTTGCGGTTCTTGTTCTCTCGGTTGGCTGCGGCGGCGCGGCACCAACCATCATTCGCGGCACGCTCGGCGGCATGCACGGTGCGTGTCAGGTCGTGGACGTGGCTGACTCGACGTGGAACGCGATCTGTCAGGCGGTAGCGGTAGCGGTCCCGTACTCGGAGCAGTTGGGCGCAGGCCCTGCCGTGCTCACGCCCGAAGACGCTGCACGCGAGGTCACGATCACGATCGGCGCGGAGTGACCGACAGCAACGGCATCCTAATCGGCGGCGTGTACCACTCAGTAGCGGCGCCCGTTCGCACATGGCATGCGCACGGGCTGGAACTGAAACCGGGATGCGGTGCGCGAGTGCGCAAGCCGGGGCAGTTGATCGACACGCTCGTGGTCCACATGACCGGCGCGGAGCACCCGCCCGAGAAGATGTTCGCCAACCTGCTCAAGCGCAAAGGCAGCGACGGCAAGCCGCAGCCGTTGGGCACCGAGTTCGCGATCGACGCGGATGGCGTGATCTACCAGTTCTGCGATCCGCTCACCGTTGACAGCTTCGACGCGGGCTATCTCAACTCCACGAGCATCGGCGTCGAGATCGTCAACTACGGGTTCACGCGGAACGAGCGGTTAGAAACGCAATGGGGCAGACTGCGAAGCAAGTACGGCACGCGCATCCACGGCAAGCGGCTAGAGATGGCCTACACGCACCTCGATCAACACGCGGCGCTGCTGGCGCTTGCTGACGCGCTCACGTCGTCGCCGCTGCTGTCGATACCGCGCAAGCTCGCCCGGTCCAAGGACGGCAACTTTCGCGGGCAAGGTGGCGA